AATTCGATGTCAATAACGATGCGCTTACTAGTATTGTTAACGGCAGAAATGCTAAACGCAATTCTGAGTATTACTTATAAAGGAGGTTACAAATGGACATAGAATTAACAAAAAAAGATGGTACTGTAATCAAATTAAGTGAATACGGGTTTATCGTTAACGATATAGTAATTGATAGCATGCAAATCAACACAAAGTATCAAGACAAAGAAAATATGAACGGTCGTATATTAATGGGGAGCAATTATATCAGTAGAGATATAGTTGTTCCTTGTTTTTGTAAAGTTAAAAATCGTTCAGACATTGCTTATATGCGAGATATGTTGTATTCGTTAACGACAGACATAGAACCTATGTATTTGCGAGAAATCAGAAGAAAAGAAGAGTTGAATTACAGGTTTACTCAACCAACTTCTGATGATTACGTGAAATTAGATAAAAACAACTTCCCGGATTACGAATATTCAAGACACGATCAACAAATTTATGTAAATGGTAAACAGTATAAAGTTATTTTTAACGGAGTTATAAACCCTAAACAAAAAGGTAATAAAGTTTCTTTTGAACTAAAATTCGAAACTACAGAATTACCATACGGTGAAAGTATTGGAACAAGCCTAGAGTTAGAAGAAAACAAAAAGGTTGGATTGTGGTCGTTTGATTTTAATATTGATTGGCATGCAGGCGGAGACAAAAGAAAGTATACATTTGAAAATTTGAGCAAAGGTACAGTTTATTATCACGGTAGTGCTCCTAACGACCAATTCAACATGTATAAAAAGATAACAATTATTTTAGGCGAAGATACAGAATCGTTTGTATGGAATTTAACGCATGCTGAAATAATGAAAATCGAAGGGATCAAACTAAAAGCTGGAGACAGAATTGTTTATGATAGCTTCCGAGTTTATAAAAACGGTGTTGAAATAAGTACCGAAACGAATATAGCCCAACCAAAATTTAAATACGGAGCTAATAAATTTGAGTTTAATCAAACGGTACAAAAAGTTCAGTTTGATTTGAAATTTTATTATAAGTAGGTGTCAGAATGACAATAACTATTAAACCACCTAAAGGTAATGGCGCACCTGTACCAGTAGAAACAACTTTAGTAAAAAAAGTTAATGCTGACGGTGTATTAACTTTTGATATTCTAGAAAATAAATATACTTATGAAGTTATTAACGCTATAGGGAAAAGATGGATTGTTAGTCATGTCGAAGGTGAAAACGACAAGAAAGAATATGTAATAACTGTCATTGATAGGAAATCAGAAGGCGACAGACAACTGGTTGAATGTACTGCTAGAGAGATTCCTATAGACAAGTTAATGATTGATAGGATTTATGTTAATGTAACAGGATCTTTTACAGTAGAAAGATATTTTAACATTGTGTTTCAAGGTACTGGAATGCTTTTTGAAGTCGAAGGTAAGGTTAAGTCTTCGAAGTTTGAAAATGGTGGTGAAGGCGACACAAGGTTAGAAATGTTTAAAAAGGGGTTAGAACATTTCGGTTTAGAATATAAAATAACGTATGACAAAAAGAAAGACAGATATAAGTTTGTATTGACGCCTTTTGCAAATCAAAAAGCGTCTTATTTTATTTCTGATGAAGTCAACGCCAACGCTATAAAACTCGAGGAAGATGCAAGTGATTTCGCCACCTTCATTAGAGGATATGGTAATTATTCAGGAGAAGAAACATTCGAACACGCTGGGCTCGTAATGGAAGCTAGAAGTGCATTAGCTGAAATATACGGCGACATCCACGCAGAACCATTTAAAGATGGTAAAGTGACTGACCAAGAAACTATGGATAAAGAATTACAATCGAGATTGAAAAAGTCGTTAAAACAATCTTTGTCTTTGGACTTTTTGGTGTTAAGAGAATCATATCCAGAAGCAGACCCACAACCCGGAGACATAGTACAAATAAAATCTACCAAACTAGGTTTGAATGATTTAGTCCGTATAGTACAAGTTAAAACGATTAGGGGTATAAACAATGTAATTGTTAAGCAAGATGTAACGCTTGGTGAGTTTAATCGAGAACAACGATATATGAAAAAAGTTAATACTGCAGCTAACTATGTTTCTGGATTAAATGATGTTAACCTTTCTAATCCTAGTAAAGCGGCAGAAAACTTGAAGTCTAAAGTAGCGTCAATAGCTAAATCAACACTCGATTTGATGAGTAGAACTGATTTGATTGAAGATAAACAACAGAAGGTAAGCTCTAAAACTGTGACTACATCTGACGGCACTATCGTTCATGATTTTATAGATAAATCAAACATTAAAGATGTAAAAACGATTGGAACGATTGGCGATTCTGTAGCTAGAGGATCACATGCGAAAACTAATTTCACAGAAATGTTAGGCAAGAAGTTAAAAGCTAAAACGACCAACCTTGCAAGAGGTGGTGCAACAATGGCAACAGTTCCAATAGGTAAAGAAGCGGTAGAAAACAGCATTTATAGACAAGCAGAGCAAATAAGAGGAGACCTAATCATATTACAAGGTACAGATGATGACTGGTTACATGGTTATTGGGCAGGTGTACCGATAGGCACTGATAAAACGGATACAAAAACGTTTTACGGTGCCTTTTGTTCTGCAATTGAAGTTATTCGGAAAAATAATCCAACTTCAAAAATACTTGTAATGACAGCTACTAGACAATGTCCTATGAGTGGCACAACGATACGTCGTAAAGATACTGATAAAAACAAATTAGGGTTAACGTTAGAGGATTATGTCAACGCTCAGATATTGGCTTGTAGTGAATTGGATGTACCAGTATATGATGCCTATCATACAGATTATTTTAAGCCATATAATCCAGCGTTCAGAAAATCAAGTATGCCAGACGGATTGCATCCGAACGAGAGGGGGCATGAAGTTATTATGTACGAACTTATTAAAAATTATTACCAGTTTTACGGATAGAAAAGGAGGAAGACATGGATAACAAATTAATTACAGACTTAAGTAGAGTTTTCGATTACAGATATGTAGATGAAAATGAGTATAATTTCAAGCTTATTTCAGACATGCTGACTGATTTTAATTTCTCTCTTGAATATCATAGAAATAAAGAGGTATTTGCACATAATGGAGAGCAAATAAAGTATGAACATTTAAATGTTACAAGTAGCGTCTCTGACTTTTTAACATATTTAAACGGTCGATTTAGCAACATGGTACTAGGTCATAACGGCGACGGTATCAACGAAGTAAAAGACGCGCGCGTTGATAATACAGGTTATGGTCATAAGACATTGCAAGATCGTTTGTATCATGATTATTCAACACTAGATGCTTTCACTAAAAAGGTTGAGAAAGCTGTAGATGAACACTATAAAGAATATCGAGCGACAGAATACCGATTCGAACCAAAAGAGCAAGAACCGGAATTCATCACAGATTTATCGCCATATACTAACGCAGTAATGCAATCATTTTGGGTAGACCCTAGAACGAAAATTATTTATATGACGCAAGCTCGTCCAGGTAATCATTACATGTTATCTAGATTGAAGCCCAACGGACAATTTATTGATAGATTGCTTGTTAAAAACGGCGGTCACGGTACACACAATGCGTATAGATACATTGATGGAGAATTATGGATTTATTCAGCTGTATTGGACAGTAACAAAAACAACAAGTTTGTACGTTTCCAATATAGAACTGGAGAAATAACTTATGGTAATGAAATGCAAGATGTCATGCCGAATATATTTAACGACAGATATACGTCAGCGATTTATAATCCGGTAGAAAATTTAATGATTTTTAGACGTGAATATAAACCCACTGAAAGACAACTTAAGAATTCGTTGAACTTTGTTGAGGTTAGAAGTGCTGACGATATTGATAAAGGTATAGACAAAGTATTGTATCAAATGGATATACCTATGGAATACACTTCAGATACACAACCTATGCAAGGTATCACTTATGATGCAGGTATCTTATATTGGTATACAGGTGATTCGAATACAGCCAACCCTAACTACTTACAAGGTTTCGATATAAAAACAAAAGAATTGTTATTTAAACGACGTATCGATATTGGCGGTGTGAATAATAACTTTAAAGGAGACTTCCAAGAAGCTGAGGGTCTAGATATGTATTACGATCTAGAAACAGGACGCAAAGCGCTTTTAATTGGGGTAACTATTGGACCAGGTAACAACAGACATCACTCAATTTATTCTATCGGTCAAAGAGGTGTAAACCAATTCTTAAAAAACATCGCACCTCAAGTATCAATGACTGATTCAGGTGGACGTGTTAAACCGTTACCAGTGCAAAACCCAGCATATTTAAGTGATGTTACTGAGGTTGGTAACTATTACTTATACTCTCAAGATACGCAAAATGCGCTAGACTTTCCATTACCTAAAGAATTTAGGGATGCAGGTTGGTTCTTTGATGTATTACCTGGACATTATAACGGTGCGGTAAGACAAGTACTCACTAGAAATAGCACAGGTAGAAATATGCTCAAATTTGAGCGTGTTATCGACATCTTTAACAAGAAAAACAACGGCTCATGGAACTTTAACCCGCAGAGTGCTGGATATTGGGAACATATTCCGAAAAGTATTACTAAGCTATCTGATTTAAAAATCGTTGGCCTAGACTTCTATATCACTACTGAAGAATCAAAACGATTTACTGATTTTCCTAAAGACTTTAAAGGTATTGCAGGTTGGGTGTTAGAGGTGAAATCAAATACACCAGGCAACACAACACAAGTATTAAGACGTAATAACTTTGCATCTGCACATCAATTTTTAGTTAGAAACTTTGGAACTGGTGGCAATAGCGGTTGGAGCATTATAAAAGGCGAGGAGGTTAAGTAATGGTAGTAGATAATTTTTCGAAAGACGATAACTTAATCGAGTTACAAACAACATCACAATATAATCCAATTATTGACACAAACATCAGTTTCTATGAATCAGATAGAGGGACTGGTGTTTTAAATTTTGCAGTAACTAAGAATAACAGACCGTTATCTATAAGTTCTGAACATGTCAAAACATCTATCGTGTTAAAAACCGATGATTATAACGTAGATAGAGGCGCTTATATTTCAGACGAATTAACGATAGTAGATGCAATTGATGGGCGTTTGCAGTATGTGATACCGAATGAATTTTTAAAACATTCGGGTAAGGTGCATGCTCAAGCATTCTTTACACAAAATGGGAGTAATAATGTTGTTGTTGAACGTCAATTTAGCTTCAATATCGAAAATGATTTAGTTAGTGGGTTTGATGGTATAACAAAGCTTGTTTATATCAAATCTATTCAAGATACTATCGAAGCTGTCGGTAAAGACTTTAACCAATTAAAGCAAAATATGGCTGATACACAAACGTTAATAGCAAAAGTGAATGATAGTGCGACAAAAGGCATTCAACAAATCGAAATCAAGCAAAACGAAGCTATACAAGCTATTACTGCGACGCAAACTAGTGCAACACAAGCTGTTACAGCTGAATTCAGTAAAATAGTTGAAAAGGAGCAAGCGATATTTGCGCGTGTCAATGAAGTTGAGAAACAAATCAATGGTGCTGACCTTGTCAAAGGTAACACAACGACAAATTGGCAAAAATCAAAAATTACTGATGATTATGGTAAAGCAATTGAATCGTCTGAACAGTCCATAGATAGCGTTTTAAGCGCAATTAATACATCTAGGATTATTCATATCACTAGCGCGACAGATGCGCCCTCGTTTAAAGATATAGGCACTTTAGAGACGCCTAAAGAAGATGGCGTTGATGATGGTTCTGAAGTTTCAGCAACTACGAATACTTTAGGGAAATCAGGCTTGTTAGTTGTCTATGTTGTTGATGATAGTACGGCACGTGCAACATGGTATCCAGACGATTCAAATGATGAGTACACAACATATAAAATCGGTGGCACATGGTATCAGTTCTATAAAAAAGTTGACGAAGAATTAACGAAGAAATTTGTTAAAGAAACATCTAACAATGCTTTAAATCAAGCTAAGCAGTATGTAGATGATAAATTCGGAACAACGAGTTGGCAACAACATAAGATGACAGAGGCGAACGGTCAATCAATACAAGTTAACTTAAACAATGCGCAAGGCGATTTAGGCTATTTAACTGCTGGTAATTACTATGCAACAAGAGTGCCGGATTTACCAGGTAGTGTTGAAAGTTATGAGGGTTATTTATCTGTATTCGTTAAAGATGAAACAAACAAATTTTTCAACTTTACGCCTGCAAACTCAAAAAAAGTTTATACACGATCAATCATAAATGGTCGATTAGACTCACAATGGACTGTACCAAATGAGTATAAAAAAGCGGTTTTATTTGATGGCGCGGCTAACGGAGTTGGTACAACACTTAACTTAACTGAATCATATCAAAACTATTCTCTTTTAGTAATATCAGGTACTTATCCTGGAGGCACTTTTGCAGAAGTCAGTTTAACATCTATGCCAAATTCCATAGTAATATCTAAAACAAATCTAGTTGATAGTGATGGCAACGGTGGTGGCTTATATGAATGTTCTGTTTCTAAAACTAGCAATACTACATTCAGAATCGACGTTGATATCCTATATGACATCGGTAAAAGTGCGGGTTCTGGTGCAAATGCAAACAAAATTACTATTAAACGTATTGAGGGGTGGAAGTAATGAAAATCACAGTAAACGATAAAAACGAAGTTATCGGATACGTTAATACTGGCGGTTTACGCAATAGTTTAGATGTAGATGATAACAATGTGCCTATCAAATTCAAAGAAGAGTTCGAACCTAGAAAGTTTGTATTCACAAACGGAGAAATTAAATACAACAATAATTTCGAAAAAGAAGACGTACCGAATGCATCAAACCAACAAAGTGCGTCAGATTTAAGTGATGAGGAACTTCGCGGAATGGTTGCGAGTATGCAAATGCAGGTGGCACAAGTAAACGTATTAACAATGGAATTAGCTCAACAAAACGCTATGTTAACACAACAGTTGACTGAACTGAAAACTAACAAAACAAGTACTGAGGGGGACGTTTAAATAATGAAGATGATTTATCCAACTTTTAAAGACATTAAAACTTTTTATGTTTGGGGTTACTATAAAAACGAGCAAATTAAGTGGTACGTAGACAAGGGTTTAATCGATAAAGAAGAATACGCTTTAATCACTGGAGAAAAATATCCAGAAACAAAAGATGAAAAGTCACAGGTGTAATGCTTGTGGCTTTTTAATTTGAATAAAGTGGGTGGCATAATGTTTGGATTTACCAAACGACATGAACAAGATTGGCGTTTAACGCGATTAGAAGAAAATGATAAGACTATGTTTGAAAAATTCGACAGAATAGAAGATAGTCTTAGAGCGCAAGAAAAGATTTATGACAAATTAGATAGAAATTTTGAAGAATTAAAGCGCGACAAGGTAGAAGATGAAAAGAATAAAGAAAAGAATGCCAAGAATATTAGAGACATAAAAATGTGGATTCTAGGTTTGATAGGGACTATCTTCAGTACGATTGTCATAGCTTTACTAAGAACTGTTTTTGGTATTTAAAGGAGGTGATTACCATGCTTAAAGGGATTTTAGGATATAGCTTCTGGGCGTGCTTCTGGTTTGGTAAATGTAAATAACAGTTAAGAGTCAGTGCTTCGGCACTGGCTTTTTATTTTGATTGAAATGAGGTGCATACATGGGATTACCTAATCCGAAAAATAGAAAGCCCACAGCTAGTGAAGTGGTTGAATGGGCGTTATATATCGCTAAAAACAAAATAGCTATTGATGTACCTGGTTCTGGAATGGGAGCACAATGCTGGGATTTACCTAATTATTTACTCGATAAATATTGGGGATTTAGAACATGGGGAAATGCTGATGCTATGGCTCAGAAATCTAATTATAGAGGTAGAGATTTCAAGATAATTAGAAATACAAAAGACTTTGTACCACAACCAGGCGACTGGGGTGTTTGGACTGGTGGTTGGGCAGGTCATGTGAACATTGTAGTAGGGCCATGCACAAAAGACTATTGGTATGGTGTGGATCAAAACTGGTATACAAATAATGCAACAGGAAGTCCGCCGTATAAAATCAAACACTCTTATCATGATGGACCAGGTGGAGGAGTTAAATATTTTGTTAGACCACCATATCATCCGGAGAAATCTACGCCGGCACCTAAACCAGAAGATGATAGTGATGATAACGAAAAAAATAATAAAAAAGTTCCAATTTGGAAAGATGTAACAACTATAAAGTACACTATTTCTAGCCAAGAGGTTAATTATCCAGAATATATTTATCACTTTATAGTAGAAGGTAATCGACGACTCGAAAAACCTAAAGGAATAATGATTAGAAACGCACAAACGATGAGCTCGGTAGAAAGTTTATATAACAGTAGGAAGAAATACAAACAGGATGTAGAATATCCCCACTTTTATGTTGACAGACATAATATTTGGGCACCTAGAAGAGCTGTATTTGAAGTTCCTAATGAACCTGATTATATAGTTATAGACGTATGTGAAGATTATAGTGCGAGTAAAAATGAATTTATTTTTAATGAGATTCACGCAATGGTTGTAGCTGTAGATATGATGGCCAAATATGAGATACCTCTAAGTATTGAAAATTTAAAAGTAGACGACAGCATTTGGCGTTCGATGTTGGAACATGTTAATTGGAATATGATTGACAACGGTGTTCCCCCTAAAGATAAATACGAAGCATTAGAAAAGGCATTACTTAATATATTTAAAAACAGAGAAAAATTATTAAATTCTATAACTAAACCAACAGTAACAAAATCTAGAATAAAAGTTATGGTAGATAATAAAAACGCTGATATAGCGAATGTAAGAGACTCATCACCAACAGCTAATAATGGCTCGGCATCTAAACAACCGCAGATCATAACAGAAACGAGTCCTTATACATTCAAACAAGCACTGGATAAACAAATGGCAAGAGGTAACCCGAAAAAATCTAATGCTTGGGGTTGGGCTAACGCTACACGAGCACAAACGAGTTCAGCAATGAATGTTAAACGAATATGGGAAAGTAACACGCAGTGCTACCAAATGCTTAATTTAGGCAAGTATCAAGGCGTTTCAGTTAGTTCGCTTAATAAGATACTTAAAGGTAAGGGGACATTGAATAATCAAGGTAAAGCGTTCGCAGAAGCTTGTAAAAAGCACAACATTAATGAAATTTATTTAATCGCGCATGCTTTCTTAGAAAGTGGATATGGAACAAGTAACTTCGCTAACGGAAAAGATGGAGTATACAACTACTTCGGTATTGGCGCTTACGACAACAATCCTAACTACGCAATGACGTTTGCTAGGAATAAAGGTTGGACATCTCCAGCAAAAGCAATCATGGGCGGTGCTAGCTTCGTAAGAAAGGATTACATCAACAAAGGACAGAATACACTGTACAGAATCAGATGGAATCCTAAGAATCCAGCTACGCACCAATACGCTACTGCTATAGAGTGGTGCCAACATCAAGCTAGTACAATCGCTAAGCTATATAAACAAATCGGCTTAAAAGGTATCTACTTTATAAGAGATAAATATAAATAAAGAGGTGTATAAATGTACAAAATAAAAGATGTTGAAACGAGAATAAAAAATGATGGTGTTGACTTAGGTGACATTGGCTGTCGATTTTACACTGAAGATGAAAATACAGCATCTATAAGAATAGGTATCAATGACAAACAAGGTCGTATCGATCTAAAAGCACATGGCTTAACACCTAGATTGCATTTGTTTATGGAAGATGGCTCTATATTCAAAAATGAGCCCCTTATTATGGACGATGTTGTAAAAGGGTTCATTACCTACAAGATACCTAAAAAGGTTATCAAACACGCTGGTTATGTTCGTTGTAAGCTGTTTTTAGAGAAAGAAGAAGAAAAAATACATGTCGCGAACTTTTCTTTCAATATCGTTGATAGTGGCATTGAATCTGCTGTAGCAAAAGAAATCGATGTTAAATTGGTAGATGATGCTATTACGAGAATTTTAAAAGATAACGCGACAGATTTATTGAGCAAAGACTTTAAAGAGAAAATAGATAAAGATGTCATTTCTTACATCGAAAAGAATGAAAGTAGATTTAAAGGTGCGAAAGGTGATAAAGGCGAACCGGGACAACCTGGAGCAAAAGGTGAAGCAGGTAAAAAAGGAGAACAAGGCGCACCCGGTAAAAACGGTACTGTAGTATCAATCAATCCTGACACTAAAATGTGGCAAATTGATGGTAAAGATACAGATATCAAAGCAGAACCTGAGTTATTGGACAAAATCAATATCGCAAATGTTGAAGGGTTAGAAAATAAATTGCAAGAAGTTGAAAAAATCAAAGATACAACTCTCAACGACTCTAAAACGTATACGGATTCAAAAATTGCTGAACTAGTTGATAGCGCGCCTGAATCTATGAATACATTAAGAGAATTAGCAGAAGCAATACAAAACAACTCTATTTCAGAAAGTGTATTGCAACAGATTGGCTCAAAAGTTAGTACAGAAGATTTTGAGGGATTCAAGCAATCATTAAACAGTTTGTATGCAGATAAAAATCATAGTCATACAATCAAACAGATTGAAGGATTAGAAAATGCTTTATCAAAAAAATCAGACATAAATCACAGTCATGATGAACGTTATCTTTTATCATCAAATGCTTTTACAAAAGAGGAAGCAGATAAACTTTATCAACCTATCGGTTCTTCGCAGCCGTCACTGAATATTTGGACAGGCAGTGAAACAGAATATAATTATTTGTATCAAAAAGACCCTAATACACTTTATTTAATTAAGGGGTGATTTTTATGGAAGGTAATTTTAAAAATGTAAAGAAGCTTATTTACGAAGGCGAAGCATATACAAAAGTATATGCTGGAAATATCCAAATATGGAAAAAGCCTTCATCTTTTGTAATAAAACCCTTACCTAAAAATAAATATCCGGATAGCATAGAAGATTCAACAGCAAAATGGACAATAAATGGAGTTGAACCTAATAAAAGTTATCAGGTGACAATAGAAAATGTACGTAGCGGTATAATGAGGATTTCGCAAACTAATTTAGGGTCAAGTGAATTAGGAATATCAGGAGTCAATAGCGGAGTTGCAAGTAAAAATATCAACTTTAGTAATCCTTCAGGGATGTTGTATGTCACTATAAGTGATGTTTATTCAGGATCTCCGACATTGACCATTGAATAATTTTAAACGACTAATTTTTTAGTCGTTTTTTATTTTGGATAAAAGGAGTAAACAAATGGATATCGGTACAATCGTAAGAACAATTTTATTAATAGTCGCATGGATCAATCAGTTTTTAGCAATCAAACATATTTCTCCAATCCCAGTTGACGAAGTGTTTATAAGCACAGTCGTTACTGGGATTGTTTCAATTTGGACGTGGTGGAAGAATAACAACTTTACTCACGCATCTAAGAAAGGGCAACAAAAAATTTATGAAGTAAAAGCTGGCATTCAGTCAACTGGTGGCGCACCTAAAGTGAACGGAGATGATAACAATGCCGTCGGTTAGGACATACAGTCAAGCTATTAGTTATCTTAAAAGTTTAGAGGGTAAGGCGTGGAATCCAGACAATGCATTTGGATGTCAATGCTTCGATACTGCTAACCAATATTGGCTTTACTTATTTAATCACAGGTTGAAAGGTGTGGGCGCTGCAGACATTCCAACATGGAATGATTTCACTAACGAGGCAACCGTTTACGAAAATACTGTGTCGTTTCAAGCATTGCCTGGCGACGTCGTTATTTTTAACCGTAATTATGGTGGTGGTTATGGTCATGTAGGTATTGTAATAAGCGCTACGTTAGATTCTATAACTATTTTAGAGCAGAACTGGCTAGGCGGTGCTTACTGGAGTCCACCAGAAGTTACTACAAGACGCACACACGGCTACGACTTCCCTATGTGGTTTATCCGTCCATTCTACGCAAAAGAAACGACCGCTAATAAGCTAAGAAGCGCAGTGAAGCCAGTTAAACAAGATAAGTTATCAAAAGGTAAAAAAATCATGCTTGTGGCTGGTCATGGTATTGGTGCATACTCTAACGACCCAGGTGCCGTTGCGAATGGAGAAAACGAAAGAGATTTTAACCGTAAAAATATTATACCTAGAGTGAAAAAGTATCTTGAGTCAGTAGGCAACACAGTATTGTTATACGGTGGCAACTCGATGAATCAAGATTTATATCAAGATACATTGTACGGTCAACGTGTTGGAAACTATAAAGATTATGGCATGTACTGGATTAAAAGTGAAGTCAAACCGGATGCAATCATAGAGTTTCATTTAGATTCTGCTAGCCCACAAGCAAGTGGCGGGCATGTAATCATTAGCGATCGTTTCCCAGCTGATGACATTGACAAGGCATTAAGTAGTGCATTAGATAAAACAGTGGGTAAAATAAGAGGTGTGACACCTAGAGGGGATTTATTGAACGCTAACGTGTCTGCTGATCTTAATCTTAATTATCGTTTAATCGAATTAGGTTTTATCACATCTACGAAAGATTTAAACTACATTAAAAACAATTTAGACAGCTTCACGAAGCGGATTGCTGAAGCCATTAACGGCAGACAAATTGATGCGCCAAGTAGTAAGCCAAGCGCTGACAAAATAACATGGAATTGGAAAGGCGTATTTTATCCTAATCCAGAAAAAGCTATAAGAGTCAGAAAAACAGCTGGATTAACCGGCACAGTCGTTGAAGAAGATTCATGGCTATACACAAAAGATGATTGGGTAAAATTCGACCAAGTCATTAAAAAAGATGGCTACTGGTGGATTAGATTCAAATATCAACGTGAGGGCTCTAGTACTAACAATTTCTATTGTGCAGTGTGTAGAATTACTGATAAGGAACAAAAGATTAAAAATGAAAAATATTGGGGCACGATTGAGTGGGCTTAATAGGTTGTACCTATAAAAAGAAAAGAGGTAGGTTATTTTCTTCCTACCTCTAAAAATGATTATCTTTCTATTGTTATATGAGTTATATCTTTAGGACTAATCAGTCTATTTTTTACATTAGAATCTTGATCTCCTACCTTGCCATATACTTTTTCATCAGAAGGATCTTTACTATGGATAGTTACTTTATCACCGACTTTAACAATATGCTTTTCTTTTAA